ACCTAGTGGAACATTAGTTTCTGCTAAAAGTTTTTGTTCTTCTTGTATTTTATTTTGAGAAGATTTTATATCCTCAATAATTTTATAAAGACCTTTGATGTCAGATTTTACATAATCAATATCTTTATCATAGTACTTAACTTCAGGAAGTTCTGAAATTTCTTCCTTTAATTCTGTAAAGTACTTAAGAAGTAATTCGTCAGTTTTTACACTGGTATAATTAATTTCTTTAAGTTCTTTGTCAATATTTTTCTTGAGGTTATTATACTCTCCAAGAACTTGTTTTTTTAATTTTCTATCATCATCCTTAAACTCTTTATGATATTCCCATATCTTAAGAGAAGATTCTCTAAGTTCTTTCCAAATTTTATTTTTTTCTTCGTCAATTCTAGTATTTACTTTTTCATTTAGACTAGCAACTTCTGCATCTACTTTTACAGAATTTTCAAAATATTTTTTATCAATATCTTCTGATATTTCATTTAAATTGAAATTTACTTTATTTCTAAGTTCATTGATAGTATCATTTACATTTATAAAATCATCATCAATTACACTAAATGTTTTACCAATCCAAGAAAAATCTGGAACTTCATTTACTTCATTTACCCATTTAGGGAACTTAGGAATCTGGGACTTTACAGCATCAATAGCCTCACAGATTGCTTCAATCTCTTTATCATAATATTTGACCTCTGGAAGATTTGTTACTTCTATTTGAAGAGTATCAATTCTATCTTCAATTAAAGTAACCTGTTCATCATAATATTTTACTTCGGGCAAATCTTGAATATTTTCTTTTACAAGATCTATCTCACCGCAGATTGCTTCAATTTCAGAATCATATGATTTAATTTCTGGTATTTCTGATCTTACTTGATCTACAATTTCACAGAGTTTTTCTAACTCTGCATCATAATATTTGACTTCTGGAATGTCTGGTATATCTTTTCTTACGTCATTTATAAGACGTACAATTTCTGTTAGGTCTACTGGAGTATCTACTTCCTCTACGATTTCTTCTTCTTCTTTTTCGATATATTCTTCAACAGAAGGGAGTTCCTCTGCATTCTCTTCTGTTATAAAATCTTCAACTGATGGCAGATCACTAATGATCTCATCATCAATAGAAGGCAATTCTTCTTTAGACATTCTATTAGTAACTATTTTACTTTGGGATTTCTCTCCCGAAGTTATTTAGGATCTTCTTTCAGTCCATCCTTTAACATTTTTGCAAGTTCTGCTGTAGACCCTACAAAAAGAGCATTATTTACAGTAGATGGACCTTTAGATGTTTTTTCTTCTTCAACATCTTTTAGTTTTTTCTGAAGATCCATCAGTTTATCAGTAGCATCAGCTACATTTTTAATTAATTGTCCAGCAACTTCATATGCTCTAGGCATTTCACTTTCTTGAGCAAGTTCGAGAATGCCGTTTATTGCTTCTTGTCCTTTTTCAATTATAGAATATAAATTTCCTCTTGTATAATCATAATCTTTTTTTACATCATCAACAGTTTCTTTTATCTTTTCAACCTTTTTTTCTATCACTTCCGGTTGAATGAGATCATCGTCTGTGTTGAAGGTTTCGTTCAGTCCGTCAAATTTTTTTGTCATGGGTATCATCAGAATCCACCACTAAATCCAAAGTCATCTCCAGCCTCAACCAAAGCATTATCTGCAGCATCAATTTTATGAATTTCTGTTCCACCCAAATGAGTTGAAATAGTACTTCCATCTTGTCCACGATTGACTGTAATTTTATTTCCACTAATTGATTTGATGAACATCTCCTCTCCATCAATATCAATATAAGTTCCTCTAGTTAAAGTAGAACCATCTGCAACCTCAAATGTTTTTACAGATGTGGTTATGTCTGCAGTAAGAGTAGTTGCTGCATCTCCAGTATAATTTTTGATTGCTCTTGGAGTTGAGGAATATGAAATTTCTCTTGTTGTATTTGAAGTATCTGTTCCAGTAAGATAACTGATAGTAGACTTCTTGATGATATCCTTGGTTGCAGAAGATGCAGGACCAAATAGATATGTTTTTGCAGTAAATCTAAATGTATAAAGAAGAACTCTTCTGGAAGTGAAGTCTCCTTCATAATCATCTTGCATAGTGATATTTTCCAAGACAATTGGAACATCTCTTTTTTCTTTAATGGATTCAACCAACTCTACTGAAAGGTTATATGCTGGTTGAAAGTATGGTAAGATCTGTTCTACAATTTGCAATGCATCATCATTTAATTTTGCCATGACAGATAGTTCAAACTGCATATTATATGGAACTGGCATATATGCCTTCTTCGTCTCAGTTCCATCATTTGGATCTTTGACTGTAAACTTTTGAGTTGTGGATACTTTCCTTGATGGATCATAAGTCAATCCAGTAAACTCGAAAGACATCCTTGGCAAAGTAATTGCAAAGGGTTTATTGAGGTCTGGAGACTGCTCTAGTCTTGCTAAAAACTTTTGGGTAGGTCCATATGCCAAAGGAACTTTTACAACGCTTACAACGTTATCTGAGGAGTCTTCATGCTTAATGCTAATATCATTGAAAAGCGTACCAAAAGATATAATGGTTCTCCTCAATATTTCGTTGTAAAAATATTCAAACATTGTTAATCCTACAATATCTCAAGTATAAGATATTTTTATTTAGGGCATTCCAAATGGGTTCTGCTCACTAAAGTCGATAATATTATCTGCTTCTGCTTCAATGTTAATATTGTCAGCAAACCCATCATCTGCTGGTTGAACATCGACGATACGTAATTGATATGATGCCCCAGAAGTTGCACCTACTAAAGTTTCACCTTTAGTAAACTCTCCTGCAACTGTTGCAACTATGAGTGTATTAGTGGATGTATCCCATGTTCTAACTCTTGCTGTAGTTCCACTAGAAGAACCAGTGATAATTTCATTAAACACAAATGTACCAGAACCATTACTTTCAGCATCACCAATAACAATAGTTGGTGCTACAGAGTATCCAAGACCAGCATTTGTAATGTAAATATTAGATATAGTTCCAGCAGCACTGACTATGGCAGTTGCTGCAGCAGAAACTGTAGTAACTCCTGTCGTAAATATTTGATTTGTAAAACTAATTGTTGGATTGTCAATATATCCAGAACCACCTGTTGTTAATGTCACAACACCTACAACACCATCTCCAATTGTAGTTGTAGCAGCTGCTCCAACCCCGCCTCCTCCAGAAAATTTTACTCCAGGTGCTACAGTATATCCAACACCTGAATTTGCAACATTAACTGCTTGAACTGATTGCAATTTTGGATTTGCATTGAGGTTGCAGACGTTAATACCACCAATCATAGTGGCGATACCAATTGCTGTTTTACCGCCCGCTGGAGCGGATGTGACGCCCACTGTGGGCACGCTACTGTATCCACCACCCCTATTCGTAATTGTGAAGAATCTAACTCCTCCGTTGAGTATACTAGCAGTTGCAGTTGCAGTTACTCCAGTACCAACTAAAGTGAGTTTTTGAGTTGGTCCTTGAATAGTATTAATTCCATCATCAGTTGATCCATCATAATTTTCACCAATGAGATTATTGTCAATATCTTCAATTCCAGTTGAAATAATCTCATCTTCCAACTGAAAGAGTTCGCAATATAATTCATAAACGTAGAGATTTTGTAACTGATAATATGGTTTTGCATATTCAATATCTTTGATCTCATAGATCCTATCGTCAAGAGGGAACCAAATAAGGTCTCCACTCTTTGGTCTAGTTGATAATTTTATATTTTCTTGATCTTGAATTAATGGTGTTATATAATTTTCAAATCGTTCTCTTGATATTATAAGTCTTACTTCGTCTTTAGATTCGATACCAAATTTTGACAATAAATTACCCGCTCCGGAGTATTGGTCATAATTATCAATGTATGCCTCTAAGGGCAGTGCCATATCAAATTTTGACTGAACAACCTCTCTTATTATGGTATTTTCTGATAGATACTTTCTAGGTAGATAAAAAATATCTACCCCATAAGTTCTAAGTTGCTCATTTATTAAATCTTGAACAAGATTTTGCTCAGAAGATGTTCCTTGAGAGAAAAAGGGATTTAATACCATCAGCCTATCATATCAAGTGGTGGAAGTTCGTATGTGTTTGACATCTGCTCTCTGATTATTTCTAAATCTCTTTGAGCATCATCATATATCTGTCTTCCATTAAGTTCTATACCACCAGGCAATTTTACTCCTTAGAATTTAATTAAG